CCGCCTATTTATTTACTAACTTGGTAGAAGGCGTGGTTTAAACCATCTTTTCTACCGATTCTAATTATACTGTCTAAACAAACGTAAGATTAGAATACTATATATAGTTTTAGGATTTATCAAGTACACTGGACATCTCATCCGTACTAGACCTCGGGTAAACAAATATTAAGCAAAATTACCCGGTTTTTATTTATTATATTATTAAATTATATTATTATATTATTATTTATTCATACTATTTATAAGAATTGTTTGATAGCTTTACTACAAGGTATCAAACACAGTGCTACAGCTAGAACTACCATCAAAACATAACAATACACTATCATTATGTAACTGAATCTATCTCTAAACACTTCATCTTCACCACATTCTCCGACCTTTCTAATGCAGAATTTCATAACTATTGGAACAGTTCCATTCATATCGACACTAATATCGAATCCAAATAAATTCGTTTGAAAGATTGAGCATTGGCTAATAAACAGTGAATGTAACACAATGCCGCATAAGATGCCATATTCGGTAAAGAATACCGTTTTGACACCATTACATCTACTAACATACAACTCGTGTCATAATCAAATTCCACCATCAGATCTTTATATGAAATGAATCTCTCTCTAATCATATTCCAATTTTCATAGTCTTGATATGACACAGGTACAGACAACTTTTCAAAGAATCTTACTGGATCTGGTATGACTTTAATTCTTCCCCTATCTTGTATAATGAACTTTGAGCAGAAGTAAGGTACAGAATTCTCAATAAACTTCGCTTCCATACCAAAGTCCACATTCATCCTTTGAGTCCTGTTATCGAGTGGATACTTTGAAAATATCAAACTGTCATCACCACTAACCAAAAATAGCTCAACGTCATCTAAATTATAAGATGATAAGACAACAGCCATGGTTGTTAATGTGTTGGACAACCATGTGTTAGGTGATCCTGTCCTCCTTTGAGCTCCTAGTTCAGTTTGAATACCACTTCTTGATCTCACTCTGCAAAAATACTCTGAGAATTTTATATTCTCATAAACATCTTCTGAAACTTTGAAGAATTTGTAGACCATTTCTTCATATAGTTTGAAAACAACACCTTGCGACTTATCAAACTTTGAAAAATCTATTTCAGTGGTGTAGTACTCATTCAAAGGCATTGTTAATTTGCAACTTATTATCTCGGAAAGTGTTTCTAGGTTCATTCCGCTGTACATAACAATCTTATCATTCATACAATACCTGATTCTCTCAAAGACCTCCAAAAATATGGGTGAGTAAAACATGTTAACCACTTGCTCATAATACACAATATTGGAAGGTGGTGTGTACATGCTATAAGAAGAAGTATCCAACTTAGGCTTCATGGACCCTTTAACCATCAGTTTGAGATCATTGAATTTGTTGACTAATAAATCGGTTGAGAACGAACGATACAATCTCCTCAACTTATTTGGATCTCTTGATATCAACCATTTATCAACACGTCTTAGGTCTGGTAGAACCGGATCGAAATTCTCATATAGTCTCTCCAACTTCATGCATCCGATTAAATTTTTACTTAAGATTTCTGCCGTCTTGACATTATCGAATCTCTCGTTTATCCTCGGTGCTGAAAAGTTTCTGTGAGAAAGGGAAATAAGCACCTGTTTCCAAGTGTCTGGTCGTGTCCTTTCTCCTTTACCTAAAATTTTAGGTACTAAGAAATCCCCAGAAGTGTACGGTGCACTTCTCGTGATATCTAAAGTCAGATCATCCACAAATGGGAGTTCATACTGTTCGTACTCGTATAGTAGAGTTCGATACAGATAATCGTGAGCACTCAAACCAGGATTTATCAATTCCATGAATTCGTTCACGGCAACAAAATGTGAGGACGGGGCTCTGCTCAAGGTGTTACCAAAGCGACACACATCGACCTCTATCCTATATTCGTCAAACACGCTGTCTAAAACAGTACTCTTTTATAACGTGATCAGACACAGTAGACAAAGCATTGATTTTTTCTCCAACGAAATCATTGAGCTTTGAATGAATGGTACGATATCTCATAGACTCTGTATGGCGTGATATACTCACTATGAACTGATTGATATCACTGTATATGGGGTTGTCATATTGTTTAGATCTGACTAGCTCCACTGTCTTAAAGGTCCCTCCTTGGACTTCATTCACTGTGTTAGCTGTATCAGATTCTTTCTTATTCCTCGACACTATCCTCGAGATTTCTTCTTTCTCAGGTTGAGTGAATGTCACATACTTCCTCCCTGCTTCACCATCTAGATCATTCACACTGTCGAATTTCAGTACTTCCATCGAGCGTAAAATGTTCGCGTTCTTATTAACAGATTTCACACCTTTTGGGTATAATAATTCTCCAGATGAATTCCTCAAGTTAGACAATATGTAGCATACGTCAGGTGGGCACCTGTAGGACTTGTCATCATGAACCATATCGTATTGAAGAAAGTGGTTGAAGGAATACAAGCTGGTAGTGTTCGGCACTCTATTGAGATATGGGATTTGGTTTTTATCACCATATAATTCCATTCTGTCAGCTGTTATAATTTCTGTAACAGCTACAAATTGACCGCTATGTATCATGAAACATTCATCACAATATAGCACACCCAGTTTCATCCTACCCACTTTTATGAGTACAGCATCATACGTTCTAACATAAGAATGTGCTTGCCTCACACCCCTCAATCTTAATTTTTGGGCTATCTCTCTCTTCCCAGCCGAAGTACTTGTTAACGCAATACTTCTTTTCTTGTTGTTTATGTCCCTCAACAAGTTATTGACGATTGTTGTGGTTTTACCAGCTCCTGGAGGTTTGTTATAAATTATAACATTATCTCTCCGCTTTAGTCCTGGGAATTTCCCTGGACTTGACATGATCGATTCTATCCCTAAACATTTATTGTTAGTGTACAACCCGAGAAACTCTTCGGACGTAATCTGAACGCCGGGAGTCTTTTCTTCAAAGTCAATCATATTCTGGTTCAAGTCGAATTTTGTACTTCCCTCCAATAACTTGAAATCCACATCTCCTCTTTTCAATCTGTGCCATTCCTTACCGTTATTTGAAATGTATATTGTTGAATCATCCATTCTGTTACGAAGATGCCACACCGCATCTTTAAACTTCATTGATTCATTGTATATACTGTTGAATGTTCTTGACAAGATTTTATCAATCTTCCCAAGTTCAATTGACAGTCTCTGTGTCTCTAGATAGTAGAACTCATTAAGACAGTTGGTCACTTCATTGGTACTTTCCAAAAACATCACTGAAGCGGATGATGGATAAGTCAAAATCACGTTACTCAATCCAACTTGTGTCTTCGGACAAATTCTACTTCGATCACTAGTAGGTACTAACTTTGAGAAGTTAAGCTTTTCATCATCTAAACTTTCTACGGAATCGTTTTCAAGGTCGGCCCAATCTATCTTCCCGGAGGTACTAGCTGCATTACAGGTAGTCGGTTTCCTGGTCTCAGTATAGGATCCATCGTAGTCGAAAACTACTTCAATGTCCTCATCATTGGAGTCTTGTTTGAAACCCACTCTAGTTTGCGGATCAAAGCCATCTTCATCTCGCATTGAATCCTCTTTCTTCTTGGTTTCGAATTTATGTCTCAGTATATTCTTCAATTTTCTGAATCGCTCTGAACTGTTGGACTTCTCAAGAATTGAAGCGTAACTCAAGTGGATATTCATGTTGACAACTACTGTCTTCAGATATTTTGACAAGTCATTCAGTAATGTCAGTATAATAATCATGTTGAGAGTAAAGATCGGGAAGTTCAAGCTGAACATCAGTGAGATCATACCAATGATCTTTATCATGTTCGGTGTCACATATTCAGCATATTTTCTATAACCCAAATCTTTGGCTATAAGATCTTTACATTGCTCAGATATAATCGCAGATTTTGAACCAGAAACTTTCAATTTAGATTCAATATACCTCCTAAACAAAAATTTCGTTGGAATGTAACTCAGATTGCTCAGATGTCCGGCAAACAAGTTATCTGATAATTGAGAAGTTATCCAATCGTAACCTATATATTTCTTCTCTATTCCCGAAAGCTTTATAGAGAATACGAATAAGGTCATGAATAGCACCTTACTTATTTTGAAGCCACCAAAGATGAGACTTGTGATGACATATGAAAGGATACAGCTAGACCCTTTGATCAGCAAGTCTATCGTATCTGTGTCGAGAAAGAAGAGTTTTAGCAAATTCATTCCATCTACACAAATCTCCTTGCAACCATCAAAAATGTCAAACGATCTCCGATACATCTGAATGACTCTCAATTTCAATTTCTTCAATAAAATGCGAAGTTTTTGAAGAAATTTTCCAATTGGTGAGATCTTACTACCCCCGCCTAGAGACACCAGATCAAAGGAGGTGTTCAAATAATCATCTAATAGGCTTTCTGTCTGTTCTTCTTCGAATTTGTTCACTGATGGAATGTCAAAGCTAAACCATTTCGGAGTCTGCGTGATGTAAGTACCAAGAAGATATTTCCCATCTTTGTAAAGCAAGTTACTCACCAACACAGTGCTGTTTGTGAGTTCTTTGCTATTACTCACCGAATTACGTGGAGTTTTTACCCTTCTGCGAACTAAAGACGATTTAGTATTATCTACTTCATCATCTTCCTCCAAGAACTTTTCGAGTTTGTTGAGGATGTCATCTTCTTTGTTCTTGACCATATTATTTACTCTATTTTTGCATCTGTTTATAACACCTTTCAACGCTTCTGACCCAGACGACACCCCTTTCCGAATCATTTTGATCAATGAAATTATGAGTTCTTTGATCCCAGTCAAGGTATTTAGACCCTTTGTCAGGAGATACGATATCAACTTGCTGATGAGACCTGCGACATCACTAACTGCTTTGGGAGTACTAAAGACTTTTGAAACACAGTTGAAGATTTTTGAGTAAGCACTGAAATCTATGAACTGAAAACCTTCTGACGCACCACCACCACTTGAGATCAATTCTCTCATGACTTCATACTCATCATGCGAAAACTTTTCGTCAATTGGATATAAATTTTTGTCCACATCAAAAATCCGTTCATCGGATTCTTTGATGAATCTGTCAAGCGAGTTCTTCATAACGTTTTGAACTCCTTTTTCTCCAATCACAGTTATGGTCTGTTTGAATTCAACAATCTCGTCCAGCTCCCGAATTCTTTTGTCTCCAAATATCATATCGTTAATGAAATCTTCGGAACAAAAGGAGCGTAACACACTCAAGCATACTTTATAGGCATTCCTCCTAGCAGTGTTAATTAATCGGTTGAGTAGTGCCATGATGACCACAAATATTGAGGGCATGTAATGTTTGTAATAACTAACCTTAGCAAAGTACATTGACTTTTCTCTCAACCTTAATCCTTCACCCAAAATGATCCCTAGGAACCCTGGATATAAGTTCATTGGAAGGTCGAACGGTATCTGCACCACTTTACCCCCTTTGATAGATATATTCTTCCTAGATCGGAATTGAGATATCAAGTATTCAACAGCTTTGTCATCTACACGGAGAGCTGAGTTCATGACATATTCTATCAGGTGGGTTACTATAGATCTATCAACTCTGACTTTATGGTTGACAGTTTCACCGAATCTGTCTTTATCAGGTATGCTCATAAGCACGGTGCCAGTCTCGGACTTAGAGTAGTAAGTTGATACTGAATATGTCCCGGGTTTGAAGTTCTCACACGGTATCACTGAAAAGAAGTGCAATCCATTACGAGACATCTCCAGAGTCTTTTTGTATATAACCCCATGTCTACAGAAAATCTGAGTTTGCAAGAAATCTCTCAGTGGTTGTATATCATGAGAGTATACTTCACCAGCCTTGCCGTACAGATAGTGAATCTTGTCCTTTTCTGACTTCACCCTCAGACTGCCATTAAACAAATTTACATCACAATCTTCTTCCATTATCTCTGGCGGAATTATAATTGAGAAGTCGAATGTTTTACTTTTATGAGCCCTAATGCTATCTGCCATATCGTTCAGGCTCATATCATAAACTTGGACGGCGACTATATTCTGTGATTCCACATCGCAGTCTTGGCACAATTTGTTGCACATAGTGATGGTCTCAGTCACCCCTCGTAGGTTGTCGATCTGACTACTACGACGCATTTGCCTAGCTGAGTCTTTTATGTCAACCACAGGAGCACAGACATGCACGTGTCTGGCATCTGTTTTCAGGTAGCGTACTACGTCACCTCCAGCGTCAATAAAGTTCTTACAAGAAAACTTCTTTGACGTGTAAAAATTTTCGCAGTCTCTCATGGCTGTGAACAACGCATGGGACGAGTAAGACTTATCTTCAAAACCAATTACAATGTCTGGAAATACTTCGCACAACATCTTCTTCTCAGCTGAAGTCAGACATACTTTTACTATCAGTTCACGTTTGACTGAAAGTTTCTCATTCAGCATGTTCGATACACGTCTGATAACATTAGTAGTCAGATCATTCTCCGCTCTAACGGTGGTCTGTTGCATGATGCCATCACATATATCGTCAAAGAATGTGTCTAAATTGCCAGTGCTTATTCCCGCTGATCCATCTAGTTTCATGCCAACCATGAATTCTGGGTTGACTTTCTTAGTGTTGCGGGATATACGTGGGTCGAAGTGAACAATTTTATCACTGATGACCTCCATCTTTCCACGTAGTATATGACCCATACCTAATGAAAGCAGATATCTCAACTTGAGTCTAGGGTATGGTATCACGCGATCTGGAATCTTCCTTCCATCGACAGCGAAGGCGTCCATCCAGCAGTATTCATTCTGGTGTGACTTGAATCTGGAGCCGAATGGTGTTCTCGCAGCTTCGTGGAGAATGTAGTACCCTTGGTATAAGGTAGCATTGTACAGATTCTTGAGAGAATTACCATCATTTCTCACCAGTTTTTCTTCTCCGGATTTGTGTTTTATCACGAACTGTTCTTTCCCGCAGTCCGAGATTGTCAACTTGACGTCATATGGATAGTCAGCTTTGTATGGAGTTTGGACTTCTCTCTTCGGCGAGTTCTTCTTGCCGACTTTGACACCTCTATCCAATAGAGATTTCATATCATCAGACAATCTTTTGAATTTTTCTCTGATGTATTTCATGTTCGTCTTGAAGACACTATTCTCATGATAGCGTACTAGACTTTTGAACTGTGGGATCTTCTCTACTACTGACAGCAGTAAGCATTGAGCTTGAAACTGGTTGCTGGACAGACTCGAGAATAGAGTAAATTTGCGGCAGAATTCTTTGATTTCGCCGACTTTATGGTCCACGGAACACATGACCTCATTCCGACGGTTATTATTTTTATCTTTATTAGAAAACAAAATCCTGTATTTGAAATCAGGATTATCATCATCATACCTATTAAAATATATAAAAACATCTACAAAGAGAGGATTTCCATATCGGATGACTTTATATCCATCACCATACACTGTGGTTCCTGAAATCACCTCATTAACAACTGGCTCAGATTTTTCTTTAGAACCCACTTCAGTTTGCATTAGTGAGTCTATGAATTTATTGATGGACAAATAATCTGCTCCAAATTTATGCCTGATTACTGCTGGCATCCTCTTGTACTTTCTTATTTGAATATTAAAATACGAGTACAGCACTTTCAACCTTTCAACATCATGAAAGTTTCTGGTACTGATTTTATTGCACTTTAAGTATTTTTTTATGGTTTTTCCTATGGGGGTATAATGGTACAACGACAATTTCCCGGAGAGGGGGGTGGAGTTGCCCACTTTGCCACAGTGGTTGTTTATGAGGCTCATAATTAAGATCAGTTTAGGGTACTGGCAAGCCTTGTGTGGTTTGGTTTGTTTTGGTTTGTGTGATTGAAACTGACTGGCAGCGGCAATCTGAAAATGGTTGAAACTGACTAGCAGCGGCAACCTGTTGATTTTAAATACTATTTCGCTGAAAAGCTAATAGTAAGGAAATTTTTTAATTTTCG